CACCAGACAAGGCCAAGGTGCGGCGCACTCGCTGGGCGGTGGTGCGCAACACCTACCGCGAATTGCAGGACACGACCCGGGCCACGTTCGAGGAGTGGATGCCGGGGGCCAAGGACCCGGCCAACTGGTCGGAGCAGGACTTCACTTTTTTCCTGAAGATGCCGCTCCAGGACGGCACCAGCCTCGAGGCCGAGTTCCTCTTCCGGGCGCTCGACCGGCCCGAGGACGTGAAGAAGCTGCTCTCGCTCGAGATCACCGGAGCCTGGATCAACGAGGCGCGCGAAGTGCCGCACGCCATCTTGAAGGCGCTGGTGGGGCGTGTGGGGCGCTTTCCGTCGATGCGCGACGGAGGGCCTACGTGGCACGGCGTCTTCATGGACACCAACCCACCCGACGACGACTCCTGGTGGTACAAGATCTTCGAGGAGAAGCTCGAGCCGGACACCCACGCCATCTTCAAGCAGCCCGGTGGACGCACTCCGCGCGCGGAGAACCTGGGCCATTGGGACCACGGTGGGCGGTGCATCGGCTTCTTCCCAGACGACAAGGTGCCAGCCGGGGCGAAGTGGACGCCGCACCTCGTGCAGAGCTACTACGACAACCTCGCCAAGACCAACGCCACCGACCAGCTGTGGGTGAAGGTCCACGTCGATGCCCAGTATGGGCCGACCATGAATGGCCGCCCGGTGTACCCCGAGTTCAAGGACCACCTCCACGTCGTGTCGGCCATCGTGGCGATGGAGCGCGAGACCATCCTGCTTGGGATGGACTTCGGCTTGACCCCGGCGCTGGCGCTGGCGCAGCGGGACCCGAAGGACCAGCAGTATCAGGTCTTCGACGAGCTCGTGGCCGAGGACCTGGGGGCGGTGCGCTTCGCGGAGAGCGCCGCGGCGTACATCAAGCGCACCTACCCGAACCGGAAGATCGCGGGCTACGGGGACCCGGCCGGGGAGCAGCGCAATCAGGTGGACGAACGCACGCCCTACGACGTGGTGAACGCGCAGGGTATCCCCATCTCGCCCGCGCCGACCAACGACTTCACTCTGCGGCGCGAGGCGGTGGGGCGGGCCTTGTCCCGGCTCACCATCCTAGGGCGACCGGCGCTGGTCATCCACCCGCGGTGCAAGGTGCTGCGGAAGGCTATGAACGGGGGTTACTGCTTCAAGCGGGTAGCGGCTTCCGGGGAGGAACGCTTCCGTGACGTGCCTGACAAGAACTCCTTCTCACACGTCGCGGAGGCGCTCCAATACTTGATGGTTGGCGAGGGAGAGGATACCGTGGCGCTCGAAAGCGCGGCGGGGACGCGCCGAGCCAAGCAGCCCTTCAAGGTCAAGCCCGCCGGCTCGCGCCGGTATCGGAGAGAATGATGGACAACGCCCTGGTCGTGCAACGCACCGACGCCTTGAAGGCCGCTCGGTCACCCATCGAGGGGAAGTGGAAGGAGGTGGACCGCTACATCCTGCCGTTGAACCAAGGGGATTTTGCGGCCACCATCACCTCCGAGAATTCCAAGGACTGGAGCACGCTCGATGTCTGGGACTCGACGGCGCCCATCGGGGCCGACCGGCTGACGGCCATGCTCCACTCGACGCTCCTCTCCGGGCGGTGGTTCGGCGCCAACCTGCGCGCGGCCAAGGTGAATCAAGACCCCAAGGCGCGGCGCTGGCTGGACGACTGCGTGGACCGGATGTTCGACGCCATCATGGTGTCCAACTTCGCGGTGGAGATGGCGTCGTTCATCCTGGAGTGGGTCGGCTACGGCAACGCCTGCCTCACCCAGGCGCTCGTTTCCGAGGAGAAGTGGGAGGGGCTCGACTTCTCCGCTCGCCCGGTGCGGGAGCTTCTCTTCGAGGAGGACCACACCGGCCGCCCGTACCGGGCCTTCTTTCCTCTCTCGTGGACGCCCACGCAGATCATCTCGAAGTTCCGCGACCCCGACGACAAGTCGAAGCCCTCGAAGACCATCCCCGAGAAGATCCTCGGCATGGCTGAGAAGGCGGACGGCGGGGCCGCTGAGAAGCAGTCGGTCATCTTCTGCATCTACCCGCGCGGTGGCATCCAAGCCCTGACCTACGGGGAGAAGACGCGGGCGCCGCTCAACCGGCCGTGGGCCTGGAAGTACGTGCTGCGGGAGGGGCTGGTCACGCTCGAGGAGGGCGGCTTCTTCGAGATGCGGGCCTACGTGGGCCGGTGGGCCAAGAGCGCCAACTCGATGTGGGGCTACGGTCCCAGCTTGCTCGCGCTGCCCACGGTGAAGCTCGTCAACGCACTCCAGGAGCACATCGTCAACGCGGCGGCCAAGGTGGTGGATCCGGCCACGTTGGTGACGGAGCGGGGCCTCATGAGCGACCTCGATCTCGGGCCGGGCGGGCAGACGACGGTGCGCTCGCTCGACGACATCGCGCCCTACGAGTCGAAGGCGCGCTTCGACGTGTCGGAGATGCTGCTCGCGGATCACCGCAACATGATCAGGAAGCACTTCCGCGAGGACGACATCACCCTGAAGGACTCGCCGGCCATGACCGCCACTGAGGTCAACCGGCGCTTCGTGCTGCTCAACCGCTTCCTGGCGCCCCCGGTGAAGCGCATCCAGTTCGATGTCTTCGCCCCGGTCATCCAGAACACCTTCAACGATATGTATCGCATGGGGCAGCTGGACGAGCCGCCGGATGTCGTGAAAGCCAACCCCCGGATGCAGATCGAGTTCTTCGGGCCGTTGATGACGGCGCAGCGCGACGACGAGGTGGCGGCCATCGAGCGGCTCCTCTCAGCCAAGGCCGCCATGACCAAGATGGACCCGGGCTCGCGGGCGAAGCACGTCGTCAAGGATGACGTGGCGCTGCGCGAGATGGCCGAGCGCCTGGCGACGCCGGCCTCGGTGCTCGCGTCGCAGCAGGAGGTGGAGGCGGCGGTCAAGCAGGAGCAGGCGGTGCAGCAGGCGGCGGCGCAGGCGCAGATCAGCAAGACTGCGGCCGAGGCCGACCGGGCCAGGGCCGGCGCGGAGGAGATGAGCCGTGGCGCGTGACCTTCATGGGTTCGAGCAGGGCCGGAAGCGGGACGATCAAGGGCGCCCGTTGAAGCTCCAGACACCCCCGGCCTCGGACGCCTACAAGCAGGGGTGGGAGCGCGTCTTCGGGAAGAAGTCCAAGGAGGAGGACAAAAATGGCCGATGACGTGAAGGCGAAGCTCATCGACAAACTCGCGCACAAGGCGGGCGTGGTGCAGCGTGTGATGCAGACGGGGGACGGGCAGGAGCTTCTGAAGGTGCTCCAGGCCGAGTTCCTCTACAACCTCTCGGCCAAGTCGGAGCACGAGGTCATCTTCAACGCCGGCCGCGCCGATGTCGTTGCCTACATCATGCAGTTGCAGAACTTCAACCCGCAGGGGAGGTAAGCGTATGCCCGAGGAAAAGGTTGTGGAGACGCCGGTTGACTGGAAGGCCGCGCTGCCCGAGGCCATCCGCAACGACCCGTCGATCTCGACGTTCAAGGACGTGGCGGCGCTGGCGCAGAGCCTCATCGAGACCAAGAGCCTGGTCGGCCGTTCCATCCGGCCACCCGGCCCCGACGCTGCGCCGGCTGCCAAGAAGGAGTTCGTGGACCGGATGCTCCAGCTGGAGCCGGCGCTCATCTACGCGCCCGACGGCGATCCCGAGTCCGTCAACCGGATGTGGAAGAAGCTCGGGAAGCCCGAGAAGGCCGAGGAGTACGAGATCCCCGACATCGCCAAGGAGGCGGGCCTGATCCCCGAGGACCTCCGTGCGCTGGCGGTGACCGGCGGCTTCACCAAGTCGCAGTTCAAGGGGCTGGTGGACGTGATGGCGAAGGCCAACCTCGAGCAGCGGCGTCTTGTCGCACTCGACCGGCTCGCGCTCGAGCAGGAGTGGGGTGAGGCCAAGGAGGAACGCACCCTCGCGGCGCAGGCGGCGGCGCTCAAGATGGGCCTCACCGAGCCCGAGGTGAAGGCCCTCTCTCCGAAGCAGCTGAAGGCGTTCGCCAACGTCGCCAAGGCGGTGGGCGTGAACAAGAACGAGTTCCGCCGCAACAGCGACGGCGCGAACGACGAGCCGCTCGATCCCACCGAGGCGCTGAAGCAGATGTCCGAGATCCGGGCCAACGCGGACTTCTTCGACCCCCACAAGAATCCTTCGCGGCACAGGGAGCTCGTGGCGCAGATGTCGAAGCTGGGCGCCATGGCGTATCGGTAGTTGACGCCCAGAGCGGGTGGGTCTACCATGCAGGCTACTGCTGGGGGTGCGGGAGTACCGTAGGGCCCCGCGCCCCCAGCGCCTCTAAAGGGAGGGCGCACATCCCTTGAGCCAGTCGGGCCCCTGACCGGGACTACTCGCGGCGTTTGGTGCAACCACCATTCGCCCGCTGAGTGCGGGCAGAGAGAGAACTGACATGGCTGCCAACGAACTGATGAACCACTTCGTGAAGACGTTCGAGTCGAACGCCATCCACCTCGTGCAGCAGCGGTACTCGAAGTTCCGCTCCAAGGTCACGGAGAAGTCCCCCGGGCCCACCGAGAAGCACGCCTTCCGCGTCGTGGACGCCCGCGGTCTCATGGTGGCGCGCGTCGGCGCGGTCGGCGCCAACGCCAACAAGAACACGCCCACCGTCTACACCAACACGGTCTACAACGACCGCGTGGTGTCGTCCGTGCCCTACGTGACGGCCGACTCCTTCTCGAAGCCGGACATGCGCCGGATGCTCGAGGACCCGCAGTCGGAGATCTACAAGGCCATGGTGCCGCAGGTCGGGCGGATGTACGACGACGTGATCAACACGGCGTTCTTCGCCGCGGCGCTCGACAGCGCCGGCAACAGCAACGCCTGGGCCGGCACCACCATCGGTGGCGCGGCCGAGGCGTTCGACATCACCGACGTGATCAACCTGCTCGAGGCGTTCAACGCCGACGAGATCGACCCGGACGAGGAGAAGTTCATCTCCATCTCGCCGGACGGCGTCTCGAAGCTGCTGGTGGAGCCCAAGGCCACCAGCGTGGACTACGTGAACGCCAGGGCGCTCATGTCCGGCCAGGTGGTGCCGGGCTGGCTCGGCTTCACCTGGATCCTCTCCAACCGGCTGACCATCCCGGCCACCACGCAGCGGTACTACCCGGCCTGGACGCGCGACTCGATGGGCCTGCTGGTCCTCGGGGACCTGGGCTTCAACTCGGCCATGGACCCCGGACAGTCCTTCGACACCACCGTCCAGCTGGACATCGACATCGGCGCCGTCCGCATCCAGGACAAGAAGGTCAAGCGCATCCACGTCCTCGAGTAGCCCCCTCCCCGAGGGCAGGGCAGCTGGATCTTCGGCCCTGGGTGGTTTCGGCCACCCGGGGCTTTTTCCAAGGAGAAGGAAAAATGGCACAGCGAGTCGGCATCAGGCAGGACGAACGGGACCGCCTTGTGGCGGTGCTGGCGCAGACCAAGGACTGGGACAAGGCCAAGGCGACCGTCATCGACATCGACCCCAAGGTCCTCGACGCGGGGTTCAAGGAGTGGGCGCACAAGAAGGCCGGCGTGCCTCTGTCCGAGCCGGTGAAGGCCAAGCCCGACCCCCTGAAGTGACGAGGCCCCTGTGACCGAGGTCGAGATTTGCGGCGCGGCGTTGAACGCCCTCGGGGTGAAAGGCATCGCCTCGCTGGAGGACGACTCCACCGAGGCGCGTGCCTGCAACACCTACTACTCGCTCATCCGCGACCGGGTGCTCGAGGACCGGGTCTGGTCGTTCGCCAAGACGCAGTACATCCTCGCGCCGGACGCAGCCGCGCCGACCTTCGGCTTCACCAGGCGGTTCCTGGTGCCGAGCGAGGTCGTGCGCGTCCATCGGGTGGACGACGGCTCGGGCACGTACCGCATGCCGTGGGACCTTCTCGGTGAGTTCATCCACGCGGACGAGGCGGCGGTCTACGTGACCGCCGTGAAGCGCGAGGTGGACACGGCCCTCTACTCCCCGGCGTTCACGCTCTGCGTGGCGCTGCGGCTGGCGGTGGTGCTGGCAGTGCCACTCAAGGAGAACCGGCAGTTGAAGGCCGACCTCTGGGACGAGTACAAGTTCGAGCTCAAAGAGGCATCCGGGCTCGACGGCTCGCAGGGCAAGGCCGAGGTCACTCGCTCGGACTTCCTCTCCCGGAGGCGGTGAGCGATGCCCGTCATCGTCCCCATCCAGACCAGCTTCAACGGGGGTGAGATATCCCCCCGGATGCGCGGCCGGATGGATCTGCCCCTGTACCACCGGGCGCTGGCGCTTTGCGACAACTGGAATCCAACACCGCAGGGATCGCTGCGAACGCGGGGCGGTTTGCAGCACATCTCGGACCTCGTGGGTGCGCCAGGTACCAACCGGCGGCTGCTCGACTTCAAGACCGCGTCGATGAATCGGTACGTACTGGAACTCACCGATGGGTTACTCAGGATCTACGATCCCACCGGAGCCTTGGCGCTCACCACCGGGGACATGGTGGTGAATGGTACGTTCGAGACCGACCTGTCGAGTTGGACAACCGGCGCGGCCACCTGGCTGCCCACAAGCAAGGCGGCCCGGATCTCGGATGGTGGGTACATCCGGCAGGGCGTCGGCACCGCGGCGATCAACTACACGCTCAAGGTGTCCGTCGTCGGGCAGACCAGCATCCCGGGTGAGGGGGTCGAGGGCGCGCGCATCACGGCGGGCACGACGGCCGGGGGAGCGGACTTGCTGGATGAGATCGTGACCGAGAAGATTGGGCACACCTTCACGTTCGACGGCACGGCCGGCACCAACTACATCCAGGTCTCGCACGCCGGGCTCCTCGTGGGGTCTCGGGTGGATGTGGATACCATCTCGCTTAAGCCGACCGCGTCTGATAATTCGGTGGTGGCGCCTTGGACTGCGGCACAAGTCGCGGATGTACAGATCGCGATGATGACGGGATCGGATACGGTCTACCTTGCACACCCCGAGGTGCAGACCCGTAAGATCACGCTGAACGCTTCCACGGGAGTGTGGTCGTTGACATCGGTCGCGTTCGTGGGCAAGCCCGCGGCGTGGACCGGGTCCAACTGGCCCGGGGTGGTGGAGGTGTGGCAGGGGCGTCTCTACCTTGCGGCCACTGTCGCGCAGAAGAGCACCTTCTGGGCGTCCAGGCCCGGCTCAGTAGAGGATTTTACCCTCGGAGACCTCGCCGGGGACGGCTTCTCCTACGCCGTTGCCACCAAAGGGAAGATCCAGTGGATGCGTGGGGCGCGGGTCATGCTCGCGGGCACGGACGACGGGGAGTTTTCGATCAGTGCGGGCGACGGCGTGGTCTACGCCGGGAATATCGACATCAAGCAGGAGTCGGCGTTCGGGTCCGCGCCCATCCAAGCGTTGAACCTGGGCGATCAGGTGGTCTACGTGTCGCCCGACCGGCGGCGCGTCCGGGCCATGGCCTTCACCACCGAAGGTGGGGGATGGTCCTCCCGGGACATATCGTTCACCGCGGAGCACATCACGGCGGGCCGCATCAAGGACCTCCGCTTCGCGCGCGATCCGGACGCCACCCTCATCCTTCTCCTCGAGGAAGGTCCGTTGGTGTGCTGCAACTACGACCGCGCTGAGCAAGTGGCAGCGTGGTGGACGATATCGCTGCGTGAGGGAGAGACTTCGACTGGACAGGTCGATGCGATTTGCGGCGTGCTTTCCGCCCTGGGCTCGGAGGTTTGGGCGGCGGTCGGCCGTGGCACGGCGGTCACGCTGGAGCGGATTCCGATGTACGACCCGGAAGGCCCGGTTTGGGATGCGGGTGGGCGCACAACGGTGCTGGACGCCAACAAGCAGATCACGGTCCCGGTGAGCCTCAACGGGCTCACGGTGTGGGTCCAGAAGAATGACGGCAGCGCGCCGATCCGGGCCGGCACGGTGGTGGCGGGGTTGACGCCGGCCATTACCGACCTGGAAGTGGCGGATGAAGTCACCTACGGGCTGGTATTCACGGCTGACGCCGAGACCCTGCCGGTCGAGGGCGGCAACCCGGCGGGTACGTCGCAGGGGTTCAAGGTTCACTTCGCGGACATCTCGGTGCGCCTCTCCGATTCGGTCCCGCCACTTGTGAATGGCGAACGTGCTGGCGACGGCAGGCCCTTCTCGGCGCCGCTTGATGCAGCAGAGCCGCGGGTGTCGGCGGATGTCAAGGTGCAGAACCTCGGGGTGTCCGAAGGAGGCATCATCACTCTCTCGCAAGATCTCCCCATGCGCACCGAGATTTGCGCCATCTACGGGCTCGCCCAGACGAGCAGGGTGTAGCCATGATCGGCGTCGGCTTCGCAGTCGCTTCGCTGCTCGGGACCGCCGGTCAGGTGGCGTCTGGCGTCATGTCCGCGCAGGCGCGGCAGGGTGAATTTGCGGAGCAGTTGCGCCGGCTGGACATGAAGAAGAGGTACACCGTCGGCCTCACTGCGGCGCGTGCCGGGGCGTCAGGGACGGAGTTCGCCTCGACCTCGACGCAGAGTTACCTGGCTTCGCTCACGAGCGAGTTCGACCGGGCCATCGCCGCGACACGGAAGGCGAAGAGCCTGGCGGGGCTCACAGATACGCTGGGCCTCATTGCTGGCGGGATCAGCGGTATCGCTGGCGCGGCAGGCACGCTCGGCAAGGCCAACAACTGGTGGCAGACGCCAGCCACCGAAGCGGGTAACACTTACACGCCCGGCAGCGGCATGCCGCTCTGGAGATAGCCGGTGAGCGACCTCAAACTGCCTGACATCGAGCCGGTAGGCCCCATCGTCTCGTCGGCGGGGGACATCGAGCGGGCCGGCGCGCAGTTCAAGCAGGCGGCGGACGCGGTCGGCGGCGTCCTGCTCGAGTCTGAGATGGCCGACGTAGCCGTGCAGATGCAGGAGGCCGAACTCCAGACGACCCGTGGTGCGGTGGAGGCGCTGCACCAGATCAAGTCCGCGCCCTACATCAAGCCCGAGGAAGTGGAGGTGCTCTTCGGCGGCAACGTTCCGTCCACCATCGACTTGACCGAAGACGTGGAGCAGGCTGACGGAACCACGACGCGGGAGCGCCGCCAGATCATCCCGATGCATGAGGTGGCGAAGGACCTCATCGAGCAGAGGATGAAGGTCGCCGTGGCGAATGCTGCGGAAGGGGTCAAGGCCCCGGGCTGGCGCGCGGAGTACCAGCGCCGCTCTGCCGGTTTCGTGGAGAAGGTTCGGGCCGAGGCGCTCGACTGGCAGCGTGCTCAACGGATAGCTGACCGCGAGGTACAGTCGGTGGCGCAGTTCGAGCAAGCTATGGCCCGGGGCCAGTTCCAAGCCGCGGAGAACGTTCTCGGCAACGCCAACTACACGATGGACGTTCATACCCGCGAGACGCTGCGGGCGCAGTACCCGACCCGGCGCGCGGCGCTGGAGGCTTCCACCGCGGTTCGGGATGCCACCACGGCCGAGGAGCTCAACGAAGCGGCGCGGGTCATCGGAGGAAACGTCGAGCGGTCGGACAAGGAGAAGGGTGGACTCTTTGCGCCGCTTCCGCAGGAGACACGGACGCACCTCCTCAAGATCGTCGAGGAGAAGCGGAAGGACCTCCTGGAGGCCGCGGAGCGTGCCAAGACCGCAGTCTTCGACGCGAAGGCGCAGGAGGTCAACAACCTCCCGCCAGGTGTGCGTCGGCAGTACGCGCTCGAGAATCCAGATTTCCAGCCGCCTACCGGACTCGCAGACCCGGAGCGGTATCGCACCCGGAGGGCGTGGTTTGAGAAGATGCTCGCAGGTGAAGATGTCGAAGACAACATCTCGCTCTACTACTCGCTCGCGGAGAACGGCTGGAAGCGGTTGAAGGGGCTGTCGCGCGCCCAGGTGGAAGATCTCATTCCCAGCTTCACGCCCGCAACGAACAAGGAGCTCGCCAAGGTTTGGGGCGACCTCGACGCCGGCCGAAAGCCCCCTCCGATGCTCACCGACGACGAGGCGCGCGGGCTCAACGCCGTGCTCGCTGACGCGAAATACAAGTTCGGTAAGGACGCCAGTGCGGAGGAAAACCTCGAGTACGAACTCGCCCGTGCGACGGTGGCGGTGGAGTACCATCGTGAGCGCCGCGACCCGACCAAGCCCTCGGTGGAAATCTTCAGCGAGTTGGTCGGCAACTACATTCGCAACGCGCCGAAGAGCACGGTGGGTGATCGTGGTCGGCTGGACATGCCGCCCGACCTCAAGGCGGTCATCCAGCAAGTCCACCGTGACCAGGGCCGCAAGGTGTCTGAGAGGGCCACGCGAAGCGAGGCAATCGACTACGATCTGAAGCGGGGACTCATCGAGGAGGTCTGGGGCCGCTTCAACAACGAGGACATGACCGAGCGCGATGGGGCGCAGATTTTCCTCGCGCTCAAGTACAACCGCCAGAGCATCCTCGACGCGGCTCGCGAGAAGCAACGGGTCGGCTTCCGAGACAGCGGCACGGCGCAGAAGGCCGGGGATTTCTCCGACAAGGTGCTGATCGAGTTCCTGGTGGACCAGAACTACTCCACACCGGAGGGCCGGACGAAGGCCGAAGCTGAGCGGCAGGGCGCCGTGGTGAAGCGGGGGAATGTCCAAGCCAACGCACAGGCGAAGACCGACGCTGCCGCCGCGTTGCAGCGGCGGCAGGCGCTCTATGAGATGTACCTCCGCGAGTTCAACATCATTGGGGTGCCCTCGGCGCGGAGCGATGTCCCGACCTTCAAGGAGTGGCTCGCAGCCCCAGAGGTCGGGCCTTGAGCGATTTCATCCTGCCCGAGGGTGCGGAGGACCTCGGGGTCACCGAGCCGCTTCCGGCGGCCCCGGTGACGGAGCCGCTCGCCTGGAAGCGCGAGCCCGACCAGCGGCAGGCGCTCGCCCTCGCGCAGCAGGACCACGACCGGCGCCCGCCGCCGGCCGAAGCGGTGAAGATCAAGGAGGAGGCAGACCGGCAGGGGCTCCCCTTTCTCACGGCGCTCGACGCCCCGCAGCTGCTCGGGCCGCGAAAGACGGAACTTCCGTGGATGGACGTGGCCGACAATGG